TTCCTATTGTTTCTAAGTTTGACCCCAAAGGCGTTGGGCAGGCAGAAACTTCGTTCAAGCGTCTAAGCGGAACACTTTCAACTGTCGGCGGTTTGATGGCTGGCGCGCTCGCTGTTGGCGCGGTTGGTATCGGAATGTTTGCCATAGACGCTTTGAAGGCGGCAGACAATTCGGAAAAGATTGCGCGTGGACTCGAGAACGCGGTCAAGAATGCTGGCGTGTTTGGTAGCACGCAAGAGGATATTTCGAAGGCCACTGGCGCGTTGGAAGATCACGCCAAAATGCTTGGTGAACTTATCGGCATTGATGATGAGGTGTTGCTGTCTATTGAGCGCACATGGATGGCTGTGCCGGAACTTGCGGGGCTTGGCACTGAGGGCATCAAGAATCTTATGAAGGTCACAGCGGATGTGGCTGCCGGTACGGGCAAAGACATTGAAAGCATTGGTACAGCCTTTATCAAGATTGCGGGCGATGAAGAAACCGCACTTAGCAAGCTGACCCGTCAGGGCATCGTTTTCACTGATGCTCAAAAAGAGCAGTACAACCTTTTCTTAGAAAACAATGACCAGATTGGCGCGCAAGCGTATCTGGTGGAAACGCTTGGCACCACTTACAGTGGCGCAGCCGAGGCGATGGCTTCGCCGTTGGATCGCATGAATCAGATGTGGGAGAACCTGAGCGAAACTATTGGTGTGGCGTTGTTGCCTGCCGCTGAGGAGTTGTCTGACAAACTTGGGGCCGCTATTTCAGACATGGTTGCGAGGCCTGAGTTTTCAGACTTTTTGAGTGAGGCGACAGACTTTGCTTTGGGGCTTGTTCAGGGGCTTGTTGATTTCAGCACTTGGTGGGGTGATAACCAGAGTTTGATTGGTGGCATTGCGATTGCTATTGGTGCGATTGCGGCGGCTATTGGTGTGTTGAACATTGTGTTGGCGATTCAAAACATTTTGTTGATGGCGAACCCGATCACTTGGATTGTGTTGGCGATTGTTGCCGCGCTCGCGCTTGTCATTGCCGCCATTTATTTGTTGGCAACAAACTGGGATGCCATCGTGAAAACCATTTCGAAGGCTTGGAATGACATGGTTTATGGCATTCAGGTGGCGTGGACAAATGTTGTCAACGGCATTATTGGTGGTGTGAACTTTGTGATTAGCGCGTTCAATAGTTTGTTGGATATTTGGAATATGTTGACCGGGTCAGATTTCAATGTGGATTTGATGGCAACAGTTTCGGCACCTACTAACCCGAATGCGGGGCCACAGCGTGGAAGTGATGGCAACGGCGGGTTCAAGCTTGCAGCCGGTGGTATTGTCATGCCTCGACCTGGCGGAACGCTCGCAACGATTGGTGAGGCTGGTCAGGCTGAGGCGGTTATTCCGCTTGACCGGTTGGGGTCAATGATGAATGGCAACGGTGGCGGCGCAACCTATGTTGTGAATGTGAATGGCGGGCTGAATACTGGCGCAGAAATTGGGCGCGCAGTTGTCGATGCTATCAAGAAGTTTGAGCGCGCTTCCGGCCCTGTGTTTGCGGGGGCGTAATGCCTGCAAATTACACATACAAGGTTGAGCTTGAGGGAACGACTGGTTTTGTTCTCGACACCGATTTGTTGGACACGGGCCTGCTTGGATATTTGCTCACCGACATAACAAGTTATGTACGGTCTGTCAGTACGCGCCGGGGCAAGTCAACAAATCTTGGCAAGTTCACGGCAGGTCAAATGACTGTGACCCTGGACAATAGTTCACGCATTTTTGATCCGAACTATACTTCGTCACCGTTGTTTGGGGCGATTGTTCCGCGTCGGCGTCTAATTTTTTCCATTCAGCCAACTGACAGCACGGTTGACATTTTTTTTCCTCAGTTCACCGGCTATGTTGATGATTGGTCATTTTCTTATGATGTATCAGGTGAATCTATTGCGACAGCCTCGTGTTCGGATGCGTTTACTGTTTTAGCGAATCAGGATGTTGAGTTGACCGCGCTTTCACCTGAGTTGTCTGGAGATCGGATTCAGAGGGTGCTTCGCGCGTCTAGTGTGGCATGGCGCGAAGCTTATCTTCAATCAGGCTCAACTTTCACGATGGGTACGGCAACATTCTCTGGAAACGCTTTGGAGTATATGCAGAATGTTGCTGAAGCAGAGTTTGGCTATTTTTTCATTCAACAAGATGGGTCTGTGCAGTTCATCGGCTGGAACTCGTTCACTCTTGAATGGCCTGCGTTTTTCAAGGGTCTTACTTTTTCGGATGGTAGCGGCGGGGTTGATGGCATACCGTTTACGAATATTGAGACACAATATTCGGCACAAGAGTTATACAACTATGTGACGGTGCAGAGTTACGCCGGGACTGTTGTTTCACAGGGCTTTTCTTCGCAAACAAGTTTCGGCATTGCGGCTCAAGAATATGATGTGCCGACTTCAGGAACTGCACAGATGAAAACGCTGGCTGACTATATTGTCACGAATTATGGTTCACCAAGATTTAGGGTGACTGGTGTCACGGTGTCACTTGATCAGCAGGGGCTAAGTGATTTGGAATATGACAAACTGCTTTCTGTGGATTTGGGTCGGGATTGTCGAGTAAATTTCACGCCAAATAATGTTGGAACTGCTGTGATCAACTATGCGTGGATTATTGGCAAAGATATTAACGCGACACCAGAGAAATGTGACATCACATTCAGTCTTGCTGGTGATGAATACCGTAGTGTTGTTTAGTAAAGGAGTATTTGATGTCTGGTTTGGGGTATAAGGCTTTTACGGCTGGCGATGTTTTGACTGCTGCGCAGGTGCAGGGCTATTTGCAGGATCAAGCTGTGATGGTTTTTGCGACGAACGCGGCGCGCACGGCGGCGTTGGCTTCACCTACTCAGGGCATGATTTCTTTTTTGGAGAACTCGAACTCGTATTGGCAATATTACGAAACTTACAATTCCGGAACGAATCCTGGTGGCGCGTCTGTGGCGGGCTGGTATCCAAAAGAAAACACTTTGCTATTCGCAGGTAAGCGCACGAACAGTTCTGGCACTTCTGTTCCGAACGCCGCTTATACGGTGGTGAACTTCAACAGCTTTTCTTGTGCCGGGTCAACATCCAATACAGACACAATCCAAATCAACAGTGCAACTGTTCCGTCAACTTTTACGGTTCGGAAGGCTGGCTGGTATCGACTTACAAGCGCCGTAAAACATTCCGGCTGGTCAACAACCGGCGGCACAATCCGAAGTTTTGCAATCAACAAAAATTCAACCACCATGACAACCAATACAATCGTTGTTGGCCCGGCAGCAGGCAGTGTGGCTGACGGGTACATTTCGGCGTATACCACCATCACAACTTTGCTAGCCGCCAACGACATTGTGCGCTTTTGGCTTTACCAAGACTCTGGCGGTAACGCCACGAACTCTGACCACAATGTCACCATCGAATATTTGCGACCGGCGAGCGTCTAATGGCTGATGTAACTCTGCAAGATATTCTTATTGCTATAGCCCGGTTCGAGACGAAGCAAGATGCCATGATGCAAAAACTTGAGGACTTGTCTCGCACCAGTGACCAGCATTGGAAGCGGATCAACGAGATTGAAACAAAGCTTGCGTTGCTTGAGCAACGGCAACCGCCACGAGTGCATCCCACAGTGTGGGTTGTTGCGGTCATTGCCGTGTTGGGTTTTGTTGCCACTTTTGTCAATTACATCACCACCTAGAAAAGAGTAATCATGCAGCATCCTGTCAGCGCAAGCCTTTACGATTCGAGTGACCCTTTTGGCAGTATGGCCGGGAGAAGTTACGGTCACACCGGTTCAGATTATGTGACCGCATACGGTGAGGTTTACAGCGTCGATGATGCTGTGGTTATCGCTACGGGTTGGAACTCGGGCAACGGAAACTATGTGAGCTGTTACCTGCCGAACCGTGATTGGGATGGTTACCCTGGCGGAATCTATATTGCCTACATTCACTTGTCTTCGATCAATGTTTCGGTTGGTCAGACTTTGAAGCAAGGCCAAAAATTGGGTGTGGCTGGTAACACGGGCTCGAACAGTCGCGGGCCTCACTTGCACATCACAATGGGTTGCAACACTGATGTGCCACACCTCGGGCTAGGTAACCCGTTGTTTGATCCGTTTGCGTACATTCAGGCACGCTTGGGCGCACCGAAGCCACCTGTTCCTGTTCCTTCGCCTAAGCCTGAACCGCCAGCACCACCTGTTGGCCCTCCGACACCTCAGAAGCTTTCTAAGGCTGAGCAGAAGGCGGCGATTGAGAAGCTGAAGCAGTATGTGAAGATTGCGAAAGAGAAGCTGGCTCGGGAACGCGCACGCGGTGTGCGGGCTGATGTGCGCAAGATTGCACAGTATCGTGAACAGATTGCGCGCAATGAAACGCGCATTAAGAACATCCGCCGTGATGGTTACTAAGAGAAAAAGGAGAAACAAAATGAGTTGGTTGAAGTCTGTTTTCACTCAAGAGGTGCGCGGGTGGATTTACCGCGTGCTGATTGCTGTGGGTGCCATTGTGGGCGCGTATGGCCTGCTCGAGGCTAACGAGGTTGCGACCTGGTTGGGACTTGCAGCTGTGGTGTTGAACATCATGCCTGCTGGTAACACTTCGGTTAAGAAGTAGGCGCGCGTGGAGAAAGAACAGGTTGGCAAGTACAGTGTGCCAGTTGATCCGATGGACTTTGTGCAGTGCGAGAGCTGTCAATAGTTCGCTAAACTGATTATGCGCAATCCCCTTCCCTTGCGTGTTGCCCCGGCTGAGTCTTTGATTCGCCGGGGCATCTTTTTGCCTGAAAAGTTTTTTGCGGAAATAGTTGACACGCGTATTACAAACCGTGTTAGTGTCGTATTACGGCAACAAGGCCGGTTCTTGGAAGGGAACAAAATGCTAGAAGACATCATTGTGGCAAAGGCCAACATTCGTTGGGCGCAGATGATCCACGAGGGTCACACCAAAAGTGGTTGTGATTCTGAATGCTACTCACGCAGAGCAAATGCAAACCAAATGTTGTGGAAGGCTGACAAAGCCTATGACGATGCTTTTCGTGATGCACGAAACGCATTTTTGGATGCACAGTTTGAAGCAAACGGGTATGTATCTGTAGCCGATTCAGAACGCTTTACGGCAGATTATTTTGCAAAGAAGGTGAACGCATGAACACCACTTGGGAAAATGACGACGAGGTTGTGACAACCTTTCGCACTATCAAGATGATGCAGGCAGAGAACTATGATGCCGGTTTTGCAGCCGGTGTTGCATGGGCTGAAGCTCAGGTAAAGGCTGGTGCATGATGGGTGGCTGGTCAGAGGTTCACGCACGCCTCACTGAGTTGCATGAGGCTGAGGCGTTTCTGAACGAGTTGGGTTGGAAGTCTCTCGAGGCGTTGCCTTTTCGTGAGATGTGGCAGTCAGCGTTTGAGGATTTGAACCGCTTTTTCAGCCCGTTGGAGATTCGTGAAATGATGATTGAGGTGGGGAACTGATGGATCAGTATGGTTTGAAGGCGCATAACCGTCGTGTGGCGAACCCGCGCACTGTGGCGCACACACCGGCTTATTATCGGGTTCGTTCGTTTGCTCGAGGTTTGACTGTCCTGGTGGTGAACCTGTTTTGGGTGGCCGTGTTTCTTGGGCTTGTTGGTGGCGTGTGGTTTGCTGCCGGTTCGCTTGGCGAGTGGTTGACGGCGGTGACGAAGTGACCAGCCGTGTGCGCTCTGTGCGCCTGCCTGACAGCCTTTGGGAACAGTTGCAGGTGCTTGCGTCGGCGCGTGGCGTTAGCGTGTCCACGGTCATTTTGATGGCGTTGAGTGAGTTTG